CACATCTAATTTAACAAACTCGTCACAAAAAGCGATTCGTTATAGATACATTGATTCTGCTAGTAATTTAATGTTTTTGACGGTGACACCATCATCGTCTCCAGCAAACAGACCGAATACAATACCTTTTATTGGTCAGCCAAACCAAGAAATAATCATTACAAATACATACTTTAACCCAACAACAATTGAGGTTGAAATGGTTGAACATGATGCATCGACATTAGCACTTGCTCTTTATGGTAATCAAACTAAAGCAATTAATAGTGGTATATACAGCATATACAATAAAGAAAATAATATATACAAACAATTTAATCTTTACGAAGTTAAAGACGAATTTAATGAAACATTATATGAAGTTCGTGAAGAGAGAACAACTATTGATGAATCTTTAAACTTTGATGATATTACAGAATAATGGCAAAATATAAGGTACCAAGTCAAGCAACGAGCGGAAATCAAACATTTTCCGACAGTATTATCGGTAGTCAAATTACCGATGGAACTAGTCAATTGACCAATACCAATTTTGCTTTAGATAAAATCATACCAGAAAAAGATTCAAAATCGTTTAAAACTGCGCCGTTTTCAGATTTTTTAACATTAGAAGATTTAAAAATTGAAACAGAATCACCAACAACTGTTACACAGTCAACAGGTGAAAAAAGACCAATCAAATTTAATGATTCTAAAGCAGATGCCGGAAAATCATTATATGGTTCATTAAGAGAAAGATTTAGAGTTTCAACAGCTAGGATTATTAATAATTTCCCAGCAGCACTTTTAGCAGATAGTACATCACCTGTTGGTGTTAACAAAAACACCGCTGAAAATATTGTTTACAATATAATTACAAATAGAACTACGTTTACATTACAAACATCATTAATGTATAACCCATTAGATGTTGTTTTGGTTGAACCGACAGTTGTTGTTACTGGAGAAACGACAAATAGTATAAGAAATTTATATTCAGCATATAAAAAATATGCCGTTGATGTTAACAACACAACTTATACTGTAACAAAATATACGGAGCCAGATGTTAATAATGTTGTTGGGTTCGAAGTTATTGGTAAGCCATTTACTGGTTCAACATATACAAGTTCATATTTAATTCGCCCAAATAATGGCGTTGTCGAAGAGTTTTATATAGGGTTAGACGATTTAGAACAAACAATTTTAAATAGAGAAACACTACCAATATATAAGACAACGTTTCAAATACCTAGAGATACTTCCGGCGGAACAAAAACCGAAATTATTCCAGTTGAAGTTAATTGGCCAGTATCTAAAGACGGTTGGAATATTAGAATTGTTGGTTTAGAATACCAAAACTATATTGACACTGTTAACTCAATTGCGATTGAGGTAGATGAGTACAAATCTGATTTAATAATTAGATTTCTATCATCACCACAATTATTTGAATTTGATACAGATGACCAAAAAACCAATAAAATTTTCCAATTATATGGTCAAAATTTTGATAAGGTTAAAAAATATATTGACAACATTGCATACATGCGTAATGTTAGTTATGATACCATCAATAACATACCAGATGTATTCTTAAAAAACTTAGCAAACACGTTAGGTTTTAATACAATTAATATGTTTGATGAGAAAACATTACAAGATCAAATATATAACGCTTCAATTCAAACATACGACGGGGTTTCAATAGGTAAAAACTTAGTTGAAGCAGAACTTGAATTTTATAGAAGAATTGTTGTTAACCTAGCACATATCTATAAATCTAAAGGTACTAGAAGTAGTTTAGATTTCTTTTTAAGGTTTATAGGTGCACCACCACAAATGGTAAAAATTGATGAGTTCGTTTATAACGTTGAATCAAGTTTACCTAGTTCAACAATTGAGCAAGATATCTTTGATGTTATGCAAGGCAACAAAGTCAATAAAACGTTAACCTTTAACACTACTGGTTACACATATGACATTGTTGAAGAAACGGCATCAACATCATTTAGTTCTAGAACCGATTTCCCTGTTGATGAAAATACTGGGTTACCAATATCACCAACAACAAATGATGAGAACGTGTTCTTCCAAATGGGTTCTGGTTGGTATGAGGAAACATTAGACCATAGATCATATGATGTTTTAGATGAAGCTAATTCAATTACAACAGGTAGAACTAAAACATTAAAAACCAAATCTAGAGAATTCACATATGGTGAGGACTTCTACAATTATTATAGAACATTACCAGGATTAGATTACGGTTATGAATTAAGAAGTAGTATTGATAATGTTAAAGGACAAATAGTCGACGATTTAGATGCAACTAATTTAATATTAAATAGAAAAAATATAAACGTTTTCGTATCATCTTCAAAAGCAATTGATTATGATATTTGGAGAAAATCACAAAACTTAACATTATCTTTTGGCACACTAGATGTTCAAACCGAGATTAGTTTTGCTGAGTATCTTGATAACGTATTAAAAAATCATATTAGAAATTCTCATGTAATAAAATACAAAAAGAATTACATCGCATTAGAAGAAATCTATCGTGAATACATTTCACATTCTGGTTTTACATCATACGATTTTGTTAGTGTTTATGAATTTGTTGACAAGATGGGTCCTTATTGGCCTAACATCTTAAATCAAATTATTCCAGCAACAACTTTATGGTTAGGTGGTAACTTAACAGAGAATAATGTTTTCGGTAGACCAAAATATCAATACGTTAAACCATGTACCCCAACAGAGTTTGTTGATAATTTATATCCTGAATTTGAAACAGCTATTGAAGAGGATTTAGAAACTTTAATCGGTACTGAATCAAATTTAAGAGGTTTATTAAAACTTACGGGGGTAACATACCATTTAATTGTTGACGTTGACGGAGTAGAATATACTGGAGACACTAAAGTTAATTTAACCGGTACCACACTATTTGATCAATTCACACCAAAAACTGGTTGCACTTCATTTGTGTCTGGAACATCTTATGCTCCACTTATTTGTGACTTTAAAGAATGGATTGGTTTAGATATTTCGACCATAAAAGTTTCTTGGAAAAATGCTTTATCAGATTTAATTGACCAGATTAATACAACACACACAAGAGATAGTGCAGGATGTATAACTGATTATATACCATATAGTGCAATTACATCAGGAGCAACATGTAATGTTGATTTACCAATATTATCTCATGAGTTTTTTGTTGACACTGACGGTATTGAAAAAGTTAAATTCTTTTCACAAAAAAACGCTGATGGTGTTTGTACAAAACAAATTGATTTCTTCTTCTCTTCAGAATTTTTATATGAAGAGCCACCATGCATGCAAGTTTATGTTTCAACACCTTGCGACATATATGAAGAAGGTACCGAAGATTGTCGACTTAAAAGTGATGTTTACATTACAATTAGCGGAGCCACTAGAAATCAAGACGATGTAACTTCTTGGCCGGTTAACATATTTTATGATTGCGGAGAAAATGCCGAGAATTTCAACGAGAATATTAGTGGTTTAGAAATTCAACAAATTATTGGTGAGCCATGTATGTTTATCATACCAGACGTTTACGAAGATGGGGATATTGATGGTAATCCAATTGAATTATTATTTACAGACGCAGCAAACTGCGAACAAAAAATAAAAATTGAAGGTCTACAACTTAAAGTAGAGCACGATCCATATCCACTAGGATATGGTAGATCACATACACAATTCTTTGAGTTAATTGGTACAAAAGACGCTTTAGTTTTATCAACAATGTCAGGTGTTACTTTTTGTGACAACTACACTGGTTACACAATACAACCAAAAGTTCAATATCGCGAAACATTTAATTATGGTATTAAGCACGGGTCAATTGTGTTATCAGGTGCAACTGGTTTGATAAATGTTTCAGATAAATCAGCAGTTGACGCTGCGATTACCGCTGGTACCTTGATTAAAACTGAAATAGAAAATATAAGACCCGGTGATTATATATTATCCGCAGATTTTAATCCATGCCCATTTGCCACAACAGATTTTAGAAACGTGGCAACAAATGGATACTCATTTAGTTTTACATATAAACTAATTCAAATAACAAATAAAGATTGTTTGGGTTCAGTTAAGAAGCATTTAATTAACAACCAATTTGAAGTTTTACCAACAACAGAATTAAGAATTTTGCGTGATGGTAATTTCACAAGTGCGTTTCCAGAAGATTTATTATTAAAAGAAACACCACCAGAAGAACCTTGTTGTGATGTTAATGCATCATATTATGACGGATACGCTGGGGATATGTTATTAGATCAGCTTGGTTTCCCAATTGAAGTTGAAACTGTTGAATTAGATTATTGCTCAAGAAGTATATTCTATCACTTGAACTGGAACGGTACAGGTGATGTGGTTCTTTTTAATGGTGACAATAACAAACAAATCTTATTATCATTCACACAAAATAAATTTGTTTCATTAAACTTTGATTTAGAACAATTATATGTAAATGGTTCTAACACAAACTATTTCCCTAGAGAAATGGGTATTGAGGATTGTGATAACACACCAGTTGTTGAATGTGGTGAAGTGTATGTTGCACAAACAAGAACACCTACACCTACACCTACATTAACACCTACGGTAACACCAACAAAGACGCCAACAAGTACACCAACAAGTACGCCTACTCAAACTTTAACTAGCACACCAACTAGTACACCAACTAATACACCTACACTAGGTGTTACAAATACACCAACACAAACTGTAACTAGTACACCAACTAATACGCCTACGTTAACGTTAACGTCTACACCAACGTCTACACCTACTTTAACACCAACTTTAACACCAACAAATACACCAACGTTAACCTTAACCGCTACACAAACACCTACGGCAACAATTGAGTGTGATTTTAGTATTCAATATGTTGTAAATACTCCAACACCAACACCTACATCAACACAAACATTAACACCAACTAATACGCCTACGTTAACGTTAACGTCTACACCAACCAATACCCCAACATTAACACCAACAGCGACTGTTGATTGTGATTTCGCAATTCAATACGTTGTTAATACACCAACGCCTACACCAACTCAAACTTTAACTCAAACTCCGACGTTAACAGAAACGCCTACGAATACCCCAACATTAACGTTGACTAGTACACCTACAGAGACACCAACTCAAACACCTACGTTAACACCTACGGCAACAATTGAGTGTGACTTTAGTATTCAATATGTTGTAAATACTCCAACACCAACACCTACACAAACCTTAACAACAACACCTACACAAACCCCAACTAATACTCCAACGGCAACCGTTGATTGTAATTTTGATTTTGATGTAATTGTTAACACACCAACACCTACACCGACTAGCACCCCAACTAATACTCCAACGTTAACACCAACTGAAACACCAACTAGCACTCCGACCAATACTCCGACTTTAACACCAACAGAGACACCTACATTAACACCGACAGAGACGCCTACATTAACACCGACAGAGACGCCTACATTAACACCGACAGAGACACCTACATTAACACCAACACCGACTGTTGATTGTGATTTCGCAATTCAATACGTTGTTAATACACCAACGCCTACACCTACACCAACTTTAACTGAAACTCCAACAAATACACCTACGTTAACCCCAACGGCTACTGTAGATTGTGCTTTTGATTTCGATGTAATTGTTAACACACCAACACCTACACCAACTAGCACCCCAACTAATACACCAACGTTAACTCCAACAGAGACACCGACTGAAACGCCAACTAACACACCAACAGAGACACCAACAGAGACACCAACAGAGACACCTACTAATACGCCAACGTTAACACCTACACCGACTGTTGATTGTGACTTTAGTATACAATATATTGTTAATGACCCAACACCTACACCTACACCAACATTAACAGAAACACCGACTAATACACCTACAGAGACGCCAACATCAACACCTACTGAAACACCTACATTAACCCCAACTAATACACCTACAGTAACTGTTGATTGTACTTTTGATTTTAATGTAATTGTTAATACCCCAACACCGACTCCAACA